TGATGCTGAGACCACTATTGAGCAACAGAAAAAAGACATCAATGAACGCGACCAGGCCTTGATAGAACTCAATGAATCTCTCGACAATGTGTTGGTCGATGTAGAGAAGATTCAGGAAAACAGCAATATGATTTTAGAACGTAATCTTGATTTACTTGATCAAGTTGACAGTTTAAAAAAATCCATCATTGATATCGAAACAGAAAAAAATGTCATCGAAGAATCAGTCAGCATCAAAGAATTAGAAATTGAATCCTTACATTCGGAAATCGCTGACCTTAAAAAACAAATAGAAGAAATAGAAAAAATAGTTGAGGAAAACACATTACCGGAAATAACCCTAGCGCCGGTGGCCGATAATCAAGAACCACTGCCAGCAGCCTCAAACGCAGGTTTTGGAAATCAATTCCCGGATAATCCCGGAAAGGGAGATCTTTTCCTAAGGGTAGATTATCTGCCAACCAAACTTTTTAAGTGGAATGACAGCAAATGGATAGAGATTGATAAATCTTTGACCGACACATATACCTACAATGAAAAATATATACAACATCTGATTTCTCGGTTGGAAAAGGGCGAGTATGACACCGAAGATCTCAGTGACAATGAACGTTTTCAGATTTCTGAATATCTGAATCGACAGAATAATGTACAGTAATTTTATAAGTCCTCCAGATTTTGTCAGCGGAAATGAAAATCATCGAGTATTGATAATCGACGCCGAAAAAGAGACCATTGCTGATCTAGCGTTGATATGTAAATCAGCCGGCAGTGATTTTGATATCTATGTCTACGACACCGACATGGATGATCTTGGATGGTTACAAGAAGCCTTTAACCGTTCTAATGTAGCCATGATCAACACCAAACCAACGGCACTTTCACCAATCAAAGATCGCTTGACAGAGCATCCAAAATCCTACTACTACGGTCCAAAAAATTTTTTAAATCAACTAAAAAAGATCGATGCTCCGCAACAGTATTTCGTTGCTTATCTACAGCATCAACAACAAAATGGATTTAATCTTGGCAAATAATTTTTGTCAAAATCTCTTGCGGAGTGCGCCAAAATTAAGTATACTATATCTGTTTTATGATTAAATAATAGACTAAAAGGACGGGGTACGCAGAAAAACATGGCTTTCAATCGTAGAGATGTTACTAAATTAATGGGATCAACAGTGATAGTAGGGCCTGACGGCAATGTAGAAAAAGCCCTGCGCAAGTTCAAAAAGAAGATACAGGAAAGTGGAAAACTACAAGACCTGCGAGATCGAGAATCCTACGAAAAACCCAATGTCACACGCAAGAAAAAGAAAGCCGCTGCCAAGAATCGTTGGCGTAAAAAGTTAGCCGCTGAAAGCCTTCCAAAACGTCTTTATTAATGGACGACAATACCATCATTATCAATGCTTCGGGCACTGCCGGTGACAGTTTTGATCTAGGTAGTAAGTCCGGAGACACCGTCGTTATCGATCTTTCCAATATGTCCAGTTCCATGACTTACCCATATGGGGGCTATACCTATAATTGGAATTCAAATTTAACTGTGTCAATGGGAGATCCCGGATCAAATTTTGATGGAATCTCTGTATATCTCCAAGAGCGCGATATCATCGAAGAACATCGCGAAGCCGAATCACTGCGAGAGCGGCACCCTGGGGTACAAGCGGCCTGGGAGCAGTATCAGATCATGCTCAATTTGGCCCGAGACGATGAACAAAACAACGAAAAGTCTTGACAGACTACACAAAATCCCGTATAAATACACTTGTAGCGCCGATGGTCGGGCTACAATCACAGTCATAACTTGCTTATTGAAAGGAGATATATTATGACACAATTCACTTTTTCTACCTTAGATATTCCCGCATTACATCGTCATGCCATTGGTTTTGATCGTATGTTTGAAGAACTCAACCGTACATTTGCCAACAGCAAAGGCGACAACTATCCCCCATACAATGTCATCAAATTAGACGAAACCCACTATGTGGTCGAAGTGGCTGTAGCCGGTTTCGCTGAGGACGAACTCGACGTTGAACTCAAGGATGGTGTGTTGACCGTGGCCGGCGAAAAGTCCAAACAAGATCAGGACGATGCTCCTGAATATCTACACAAAGGTATTTCGGCTCGCAGTTTCCTGCGCAAGTTCACCTTGGCAGAAAACGTAGAGGTCCGTGCCGCAACCGTGAAAAATGGTGTGTTGAGCGTGGCTCTTGAGCACGTGGTGCCCGAGGAGAAAAAACCCAAGAAAATCGCTATCACTTTTGCGAAGTAACTTGGACATGGGCGGTCAACCGCCCATGTTTTAAACAACATTAAATAATGATACTATGCCAGATACTAAAACAGATACCATAGTAAGACCCCGCATTGACCCAGATCTTTTGGTCAAAGAGCCACCATTTTTCAAAGTCATCTATATCAACGATGAGCAGACCACCATGGAGTTCGTGGTAGAAACGCTCAAAGTCATCTTCAATTACGACGAGGATCAGGCCGTTGACATGACAAAAAAAATACATCAAGACGGATCTGCCGTGGTTGCTATATTACCCTTTGAAATCGCGGAACAAAAAGGCATAGAAGTCACTGTCTTGGCTCGCAACAATGGATATCCGCTACAGGTAAAAATCGAAGCCGATCAATGATTTTCAATCATATCAAACGACTCAAAACTGAAGGCAAAAAAATCGGCATCACCTTCAGCACTTTTGACATGCTACATGCCGGGCACATCGCCATGCTGTCAGAGGCCAAAAATCACTGCGATTACCTTATCGCAGGTCTACAGACCGATCCCACCATCGACCGCCCCGACACCAAAAATAAACCCGTACAAAGTATCGTAGAGCGTCAAATCCAATTGTCGGCTTGCCGTTACGTTGATGAAGTTGTTGTTTACCAAACCGAACAAGACCTTGTTGACTTGTTGTTGATACTGCCACTGGATGTTAGGATATTAGGTGTTGAATATTCTGGCAAGGAATTTTCTGGTAAACAGGAATGTATCAATCGTGGTATAAACGTCATTTACAATAAAAGAGATCATAGTTTTTCCAGTTCTAGTCTAAGGAAACGAGTGGCAGCGGCCGAATCACATCGTATCTTAAAAAACGAACCTGATAAGGAACAAGATTTACCGCCTCGGGCAGAGTATAATCCATTATAACTAGACAAACCCCATTTTTGATGTTACAATAAAGCATGGATGTCATGCTTGATCTTGAAACTCTGGGTACACGACCCAACTGCGTTATTTTGACCATTGGCGCAGTAAAATTCGATCCCTATTCTCTCAATGAACCAGAATCTGGACTGTATCTGCGTATCGACGCCGATGAGCAGATCGCTCAAGGTCGAGAGGTACAAGAGGATACATTGGCTTGGTGGATGAAACAAAACGAAGACATACGTGAAGAGGCCCTGGGAGAATCTGATCGTGTCAGTGTCGAAGAGATGTACAAACAATTGAACCGCTTCCTGGTAGGTGTAAATAACATATGGGCCCAAGGTCCAGTATTTGACATCGCGATACTGGAAAATATCTATCGACAATACGGTTGGCCCACACCTTGGCAGTTCTGGCAAATACGCGACAGTCGCACATTGTTTGGTGTACACGGTGACCCAAGAAAAAAGAATCGTGAAGGGCATCACAATGCCCTCGCAGACTGTGTTTATCAGGCCCAGGGAGTACAAGAAATATACCACCGACTAGGCGTGATAAACAATGCTTCTTTTCCATCCAAATAGTGATAAAAATCGATTCGGTTACTACGAAGTCGGTGACTATCGAACCTACAGCAAGTATGATGCTATAACCACGTCAGAAAATACCGGTAAAAAAATACACTGGAATTTCAACGACGAGGCTTTTTCCTGCTATGATTGGACTGTTGAACCCAGCGACTCACTCCCGGAACTCTATCGCCGACGAGCACAACAGATACGAGACAAATATGACTACATCGTTCTTTGTCTCAGCGGTGGAGCAGACAGTCACAATGCCTTGATGTCCTTTATCAAAAATGGCATACATCTCGACGAGATACTGACTTATCACTGTCGGGAAGGTGACAAAGGTGACGAAACCACTTTTCAAAATGCCGAGCCTTTCAAAGTGGCTATTCCATTCGGTAAGATGTTGACAGATAAATTTCCGCAAATCAAACAGCGCATAGTCGACATGACCGATATGATGTTGAGATTCTGGAGAGACCGCCCCGAAGCCAAATTTGATTTTATCTACTACGGTAACGCTTGTACCAGCGCACATACTTTCACACGCGGAGATCTCAAATATTACGTCGAAGATTATCGCAAGATGATCGAATCGGGGAAAAAATTATGCCTGATACACGCCACTGATAAACCCAGCGTGGTCTACGAAAACAATCAATGGCATGCCAGGTTCTATGACAACGTGGATCACAGCGTACCTCCCAATTTACAGATGTATAATCGTGAAAATGAACACGATGAATTTTTCTATTGGAGTCCCGACTTACCTGAACTGATAATCAAACAATGTCACCTCCTTAAAAAATATTTTTCAATACCAGAAAATACTGAAAAAATAAAAAATTTTCCGAGATTCAATCAATGGGGACATGAGTTTTCTCTAGGACAAAGTTACTACAAAGGATTACGTCTCACCAATGAAATTATCAAATCGGTGATCTATCCTTATTGGACCTTTGACACCTACAGCAATGAAAAGAGTCCAAGCGGTCTTATGTTCACTCTGCGAGACAATTGGTTTTATGGGTCAGGTACCGAACAATCTAAATATTTTGCCATGGGTGCCGCGAAAATGACTCAACTGGATAAAAAATGGTTCACATGGCGATACATCACTGATGACTATTCGTTGAACGAACATCTTAAAATTTTTAAAACTCTAGTCTACCCAAATCACCAGCAATTTAAAAAACTCATCGGAAAGTCCATGCGTGTAATGGCATTTCCACACATGTATAAATCTATCTACAGTCATTCCTACCATCTTGATACAATAAATCATGCAAATAGTCTTACATCGTC